GCACTCGACGCCGAAACACCCCGCCCCCTGCCCCCCGCGCCTGATCGGCGGCTACGGTTGCAAACACGATGGTCTTGCCGGTGCCGGTGGGCAGCACCAGCAGGGTGCGGGTGTGGCCGTTCTCCCACTCGGCATGAATGCGGTCACGGGCCTGCTGCTGGTAGGGTCTCAGTTCCTGCCCCATCAGAATGCCCCCTGCGTCCAGCCCTGTGTGGGTGCGGCCTTGGGTTCGGGCGGCGGCAGGAAGCGCTGCACCTCATTGCTCTGGCCGGTCTCACCTGCATGAGGGCCGCTCTGCTTGGTGTACTCACGGATGCCCAGCTTGCAGATGCCTTTGGCACCCACGACCTCGTTCCAGCGGGGGCGGAAGGTCTCGCCGCGCTTGCACTGGCCGATGCTCTCGAAGAAAGCGCCCAGCAGGCCCTGGGTCTTGGTGTGCAGGTACAGGCGGTGGGTCACGGTGGTATCACCCTTGGCCCCGCCGAAGATCTTCAGGGTCAGCTTTGCCATGGAGCAGGGCGGGAGCTTTGCGCTGCCCTCAAAGCGGGCACGCTCCATGCCGGTGACTTCAAAGGCATAATCGCCCTCGGGCAGGAGCACGAACTCCTGCTGTTCGTTGGTAAATTCGTCGTCCCAGCCCAGGGCGCGGTCGGTGGTGTTCATGTCGTTCATAATATATCTCCTTTATAATGATTCCTTGATTCTTGGCTCCCCCTTCGGGGGAGCTCCGGGGCTGCGCCGCCGCAGGGCGGACGGGCCCGGTGAGAGGGTCAAAACGGGATATCACGGTTATCCAGCACCATCTGGAACACCTGCGGCCATGCGGCGATCAGACAGCCCTCTACAAAGTCAGCGGGGTAGTCCTTGATGGGCATATCCTCCGGGAAATAGCCCCGTTTGCCCACAACGCCCTGCAGCTCTTCACAGCTGACCTTGTTGGCGCTCATCAGAGCGGCCAGCTTTTCCGGCACGCCCAGACTGAGCAGAACATTTTTCTCGGAGCTTTCCTGCAGCGGTGCGGGCTGCGGCTGAGCCACCGGCTTTGCTTCCTGCTGCGGGCTGGGCAGGATGTCGGCTTCCGGCTGGGAACGCGGCTGCGGTTCCGGTTTCGGTGCCTGTGCAGACATTGCGCCGGGGATGCAGGCGGCAATGCTGGCATAGTCAAAGGGTACTTCCTCCGGCAGGTCAAAGCGGTTTTTGGCATCCCAGCAGGGGTGATGCGCGGTGTACAGTACACGCCTGCCGCCGCTGGCCTTGCTCTTGGCGTTCTTGCCGTCGCCCACCTTTTCCACAACGGTCTTGTAGTTGGCAAACAGCAGCATATCGCACCACTCGCGCAGCAGCGGGGCCACCTGTCTGGAAGTTTTCATGCTCCAGCGGTCGTAGTTGCCCACAGCATCCGGCTGCTCAAATTTGGTAATAGCGGCATGGGCCAGCACCACCACGTTGTGCCCGGCCTGCAGCACCTCTTCCAGCGCGTCCAGCAGCTTGCCGAACTCTTCCTTAACATAGGTGTAGCCCTTGCCGTAGCCGAAATCTTCGATGCCGTTCACCTTGGCTTTGGCACACACGGCCTGAATGCACAGGCGTTCAGCCCAGTCGGCGGTATCAATGACCAGCGTGCCGCAGGGGACACTGCCCTTGCGTACCTCGGCCACCTCATCCAGCAGCATGGCCCAGCTGGTGGGTTGGGGCAGGCGCTTGACGTTCAGCCGCTTGGTGCCGCCCTCGGTGTCGATGAAAACAGGATTCGGGAAATGGGATGCAAAGGTGCTTTTGCCGATGCCCTCGGGCCCGTACAGCACGGTCTTGACCGGCGAATTCTGGATGCCGGTGGTAACTGCATATTTGCTCATTTAGAACGCTCCTTTCGTCCAGCTTTTCTGCTGGGGCTTTTCGGTGACGGGCGGCAGGGAAGTTTCGGCATCCTTCACCATGCCGTCCTCAATGATGATCTGGCATTCACTGCCAGTGGAGACCCGGGTGGCAATGGCCTGCAGGTGTTCTGCTTCCAGCCATGCGGAAAACTCCTGCAGGGTGGTCATGTCCATCTGTTCCAGCTTGTCCAGCAGCACGAAACCGCAGTCCGGGTTCAGGCGGCGGACGATGGCAGCGGCCACCCGCAGCTGGTCGCTGCCGGACATGTCCCGCCAGTGCTTGCCTTTATAGGTAAGGGCACCGTCCTCTACGCCAAGGCCCGGCAGCGGCAGATCCGCACCGTTCAGCAGGGCCATACGGTCGGCACGCTTCTGCGTGATCGCTTCAGTCAGGCGCTTATATTCACTGTCATACTGGGCAGCTTCGTCCTCGGCCCGGGATTTTTCGAGGTTGGCGCGGACTTTGCGGTTGGTCTCCTCGATATCCCGGATGGATGCTTCCAGTTCGGCGGTGGATTCGTCCTGAAGCTGGGCGACGGTCTTTTGAGCGGTTTTCCGCTGATTGAACAGGCGGGTGTGCTTGGCGTCGAGCTCCTGATACTGTTGTTCCAGCTCGGCAATGCGTTCACGGGTGCGTTTCAGTTCGGCCACACACTGCTGCTCCTGACGCTCAAGCTCTGTGTACTGTGCCCGCAGACGCTGGTTCTCGCCGTTGCGGGCCAGAATTTCCTGCTGCTGGCGGATGAGGTCGGACGCGCTGACCGGCTTTTCCGGTGCATCCGGGTAGGAGATCAGCTCCTCGGCAAAGTGCTTTTTCTGTGCGGCCAGCTGGCCGGTGAAGGTGCGCTTGTCGTACAGGGCCTTGATCTCCATGTCACGGGTGTGCAGCTCGGTGCCGATGCCGATGATCCGGAGCAGGATGTCCGCCTTTTCCTTGTCGGTGGCTTCCATGAAGCGGGGCAAGTCCAGCGCCAGCGGCTCCACAAAGGCGTTCAGCAACTGCTGCCCGCTGCGCCGCCCGGTGGGGTCAGTGACGGTCAGACTGGCATTTTTGCCCTTGCGTTCCACCACCACACCGTTGGAAAGCTTGACCTTCAGATGCGCCGGAGCCACTGCGCCGTCCCGCTGGGCAGCGTCCGGGCGGAAACGGTCGCCGCCCAGTGCCCATGCCAGAGCATCCAGAACGCTGGTCTTGCCCTGATTGTTGTTGCCGCCCACGAGGGTGAGCCCGGTGGGCGACGGCGTGAGTGCAACGGCCTTGATGCGTTTGACGTTTTCGGCCTCTAAGGCCATGATCTTTACAGACATGCGGATACCTCCCCTTGAGCGGATGCGAGTGTGTGAACGAACTGGTTGATTGCGGTCTCACGCTGGTCGTCCGGCAGTTTGCGGAACTGCATTTTGGCGGACTGAACGATGCTGGTAATGGAGCGCCCGGCCAGAATGATGCTGTCGTAGGCATCGCGGGCATCCTGTTCCTGCTGTGCCTTATAGTCCGCAGTCATTCCGGCCGCAATCTCGTAAGCTTTTTCGCCTGCCCGCCGGTCTACCTCTTCCTCATCCACCACGGCAGCGATGGGCTGTTTTTTCAGGGCCGCATTTTCTTCCTGCAGCTTATCCGCCCGGAGCTTTGCCGCTTCGGCCACCTGCCGGGAGCCGGAAAGCTGGTCCTCGGCGTTCTTGGCCCGGGCTTCGGCCTTGCTCTGCATCTTCCATGCTTCCTCTTCCCGGGCCTCGGCGGCGTCCAACCGACTTCTGAGCTGATCGTTCTGCTCTGTCAGACCTTTAATGTCGGCATTTGCGGCTTCCAGCTGAGCATTGGCGGTATTCATTGCGTCCCGCGACTCCTGCTCCTGAATGCAGGCGCTCTTCAATCTGGCTTGCGTTTCGTTCAGTTTGTACTCTTTGGCCTTGAGCTGGGCTAAAAGCTCCTGCACCCGCTGGCTGTCTCCGGCGGCTGCGGTGAGCTGTTCAGCACAGCCGGAGCGGGCGATCAGGTTCAGGTCCTTGCGGGAGATGGACGGCAGTAATTTTAAATCCGCAACTGTTGCGGATTTAAAAGCATCTCCGTTCTGGGTCATTGTCCGGGCGCTGCCCTCACTCATGCCCTTGCTCTCATACCATTTTGTCCATGTACCGCCGCCATAGCGGCCAGCCTTGGCCGTCAGGGCGTGCATTTTGGCAACGTAGATGCAGGAAATGAGGTATTCATCCTGTGCGGTGCCGTAGTGCAGGTCGAACTGCTGATCGGTCTCCACGGCCTGTTCGGACAGGTCGCCCAGAGCGGAAAAGTCAAAGGTAGGCGCGGCGGGATTGCTCAAAGAGCTGCCGGAGCCAGCGGATGGCGCAGCGTTCTTTCCGGTTGCATTGCCCGGAGCATCGGAGCCGCTGACAGCATCTGCCTTCTCCGTCGTAGGGCTTGACCCCTCCGGTGCTGCCGGGGATGCCGCAGTTTGGCTTCCCGCAGCAGTGGCAGCATCCGAACACTGCGCGGATGGGGCAGGGTGTTCTTCCACCGGTTCAATGGGCGCGTTCCTGCAGGGCTTTGCGTTTTCCAACGCATCCAGCATTGCGCTATCAATTTCGTACTCGTCCAGCGGGGCGAACTCCGCGCCGTTGGTCAGGAATGCCTGTGGAGTCAGATTCTTGTCTGCCGCTCTGGCCCGCTCGAATTTCTGCGTCATGAGGTGGCTTTCTTTCCAAATGCTGCCGTCCCAGCGCCAGAACCGGCCACGGTAATAGGCATAAACCGTCTCGTTGGAAAGCTTGGAGCTGATGGTGTAGTCCGTCATACCCGCACCTCCGTGTCCTTGAGGCGGTCCAGCAGTTCGGCCTGCAGAGCCTTGTTCAGCGGCACGATGCTGTTGCCCTTCCAGCCATAGCAGAGGATGGGGCCGTAAAGCTGACGGCCCCGGTACGTCCGGTTCAGCAGGCTGGCGGGCTGGATGGGGCCATCGTGCCGGCCCACGAACAGCACCGCCGGGGTGCGTGGCAGGACTTTCTGCTCACAGGGGCACCGCAGCAGTGCTTCGATGCCCTGCAGCGTGTCCGGCAGGGTGGTGACTACCGGCTCTTTGCCCGGTTCGATCAAAATTCCTTTCATTGTAAAACCTCCGATTTTGTGATATCATCGGGGTGATGAAGTCGTTCAAACTCATCATCCCTTGCAGCTCGTCGGTGTTGGCGCACCGGCGGGCTTTTTTTGTATACTGCGTACCCGCGGGGGGGCGTCCCCCCCCCCCCCGGCGCGCACTGCCCCCCCGCAACGGGGCTTTGTTGTTCGATGGCTGCCGCTGAGTCCATGGCTGACGGCAGACGCAAAGCTGTTTGCGCTTTTGTAACCAAGCCGCCTGGCACACATCTCGGACGTACCGGATGCCAGCAGATCGCCGGTCTTTGCGTCCCAGACGGTGTACCACATGACGCGGGCAGGTTTTTCATTATGCGCCCTGTAATCCCTGCAATATTGGTTGTGGCGCTCTCTGCGGCAGGAAGCGCAAAAGCGCAGGTTGCCAGCAACATTTTCCATCACCTTGCCGCAGTCCAAACAAACGCGGGTAAAGTGCTTTCCTTTATTCATGGGTGGTGTCAGCCCGCCTTCCTGCCGCTCTTCACGGTGTTGCGGGGCTGCTGATGCACCTTGCGGCGGCGTTTCTCACGTGCTTCGGCGGGGCAGCCCAGCCCCACGCAGGACAT